TAACATTTACTGCTGTAGGTGCTAATGGATTTACAATCAATGCAACAGCACAACAATCTGGTGGAGCAACTGTAACCACATCTGATTCTGCTCCCAATACACCTTCTGATGGAGACTTATGGTGGAAGTCTGATGAAGGTAGATTAAAAGTATTCTATCAAGATGTTAATGGTTCACAATGGGTAGATGCTAATCCACCATTAGCACCTACTGTCCTCACAAATGGAACTAATAAGGTTCAAGTTTCAACAACTGCTTCTGCTACTCAAGATGCTGTTGAACTTTGGGGAGGAAATGCTAAACGATGGAGAATGGTTCAAGGTGGAACTCTACTTCCTAACGCTGACGATGCTTATGATATTGGATCTTCATCTTTTAAAGTTCGTGACCTTTATCTAGGACCTACATCTTTACACATAGGTACTCTTGATATTTCTGAGAGCAGTGGTAAACTGGTTTTACCAGCAGTTGAAATGACTGGTCATATCATACCTGATAGTAATGCAGCATATGATATAGGTAATGCTGAGTATAAGATTAGACATTTATTCTTATCAGATAATACTCTTTACCATCAAGGACCTTTTATTAAAACTGCACAACATGATGCAGGTGGATCAGCACAAACAGCGAGTTATGTTATAACTCTTGCTAAATTGAAAGAAGCATTGAATGCTTCTAGTAATTTTGATCAATTCAAATCAGCAATTCTAGCAATAACTGACGCTTAATAAATACCAACGGAAGGAATATAAAAAATGGCAATAGATTTTCCCGCAACAACAGGTCAAGCAACGGATGGCTCATTCGCACATACCGCTTCTGGTGTCACGTGGGCATGGGATGGTACAACATGGAAAGCACAAGGTGTAACAGGTAGTTATGTCCTCCCAACAGCAAGTGCAACAAGCCTTGGCGGTGTAAAAATAGGTACTGGAATTAGTATTAATACAGGGACAATATCAAGTACGCTTCAATCAGTTGTTGATTCTAATGCCACATGTACTAGTGAAGTATTCATACAGAATAAATTATATTTTTCCAATAACTTTGCTGCTCTAGCTGATTTACAGGCGGTTAGTGCATCAACCTATCATGGTATGTTTGCACATGTTCATGCGACTGGTCATGGATATTTTGCACACGCTGGTGGATGGCAACAATTACTAGATACTGCATCATCTATTGGAGAATTAGGAGATGTAGATCTTAGTTCTGCACCTACTAATGGTCAAGTATTACAATGGGTTGCTGCTAGTAACAACTGGGTAGCAGGAACTGTTAGTGGTGGTAGTTCTTATACCAATAGTGATGTTGATGCACACCTCAATACTGGAACTGCCACATCTGGTCAAATTCTTAGTTGGAATGGATCTGATTATGACTGGGTTGCTGACCAAACAGGAGGAGGTGGTGGTAGTCTTACAATACAAGATGAAGGATCTGCTCTCTCTACTGCTGCTACAACATTAAATTTTGTAGGTGCTGGTGTTACTGCTTCTGGAACTGGTGCAACTAAAACTATTACTATCTCTGGTGGTGGAGGAGGAGGAAGCGGTCTTCAATCAAGACAAACATTTAACGCAGCAACTAGTGCTATTGCAGATGGTGCTGTTGGTAATATTACTATTACTGCATATAAAACATATTCATTATTAAAAATTCAAACCTCAGCTGCAGCATGGGTGACACTTTATACTGATCAAGCATCTAGGACTGCTGATGCTGGTAGAAGTGAAGCAACAGATCCACTACCAGGATCAGGTGTTATCGCTGAAGTAATTACAACAGCAGCACAAACACAAATTATTACACCAGCAACAATAGGATGGAACAATGAGTCTACTCCTGTTGCTTCTGTATATGCAAAAGTAGTTAATAAAAGTGGTGGTACTGCTGCCATAACAGTAACCATAACAGTTGTACAATTAGAGGGTTAATATGTCAGAGAAAGTCTATATTGTAACTCTAAAAAAATATGAAGATTTGGAAGGGTTCTATAGTGACATGTCTTCTGGTGGATATAAACTTCATATGAAGCGTCCTATCAGTAGGAACACACAGTATTATATGACTGCTGAACAGGCAGAAGAAATAAAAAAAGATTCAAGAGTTCTTGATGTTGAATTAAATCTTGAAGATGCAGGTCTAGTTCCTGCACCATTTGCATTACAAAATAACACACCTTACAATGCAACTGGTACGTATCGTAAAAATAGTTCTGCTAGTGCTTATACTGCAACAGATCTTGATTGGGGTAAGATACATGGTGCAGGCAATGATGCTGATAGAGGAAAAGGCACGTTTGGAAGAGATGGAACAACATTTAAGACTGCAACTGCTAGTGTCTTTAATGATGGTAAGCATGTTGATGTAGTTATATGTGATAACCAAGTATCAACTGATTGTGCTGAATGGTTGTCCCCAAATACCTCCACACCAACAACATATAATATAACAACAACTAATGCGGGTTTTTCATATGTTTTAAATGGAACAGATAGAAATGGTAGTGTTTCTGGAACTCACCCAACTGTTACATGTTATGTTGGAGACACACTTAATTTTAATTTATCAAATGTTGCAGGTAATCACCCATTTGAGATCAGAGTATCAAGTGGAGGTGCAGCCGTAAGCACACCAGCAGCAACAGGACAAGGTTCTACAGGTAATGCAACAGTATCTTGGACACCAAATACAGCAGGATCATATGTATATCAATGCATACAACATCCTGGTATGATAGGAACCATCACTGTTCAAAACGCAGTCGGTGGTAGTAGATTTAAAGATTATGATTGGTACACAGAATTAAATAGTATTGTTGGTACTATTGATGATGATGGTCAGAGTATACCTAGTGCTCCTTATAATAATTACTTTGGTAATGCTACTAATAAAACATATCATGGAACTCATGTAGCAGGTATTGCCTGTGGTAAAACTTATGGATGGGCTAGGGAAGCAAACATTTATAGTATGCAAGTATTAGGTAATGCAGCTGGTCAAGGATCACCTGTACCTACGTTGTTGATGTTTGATTATCTCAGAGCATTTCATAGATACAAAGCAGTTAATCCTGTTACTGGTAGAAGAAATCCTACAGTAACAAATCACAGTTGGGGTTTAATATCTAGTTTAGAAAGTTGGGGTATTAATAATATAACTGAAATTCGTTGGCGTGGAGCAAGTTATACTCAAAGTGGTAATCCTAATCCAAGTGGGTGGACATTGAATGGAATAAACGCAGACTTTGGTTTGGAACCAGGAAAAAATCCTCTACCTGGATACAGTTCTTCTCTAAATGCAGATGTAGAAGATGCTATTGCAGATGGAGTGGTAGTTGTTGGTGCTGTTGGTAATCATAATTGTTATATGGTTCCACAATACAACCCAGATGGAAGTCAACATCAAGATTGGGATAATTATGTATGGTTTACCAATCAAAGTCCTAGTTTTAGGTATTTTTGTAGAGGATCAAGTCCTAACTCTGCTCAAGGAGTAGTAAGTGTAGGAAATTTATCTTCCTATAAAAATTTTAGAAGAGCTAATTCATCAAATTATGGTCCAAACATAGACGTATTTGCACCAGGCAGTCAAATAGTTTCTACGTGGGGTAAACCAGGAGTCATTACAGATTCAGATGGTAATGTACTTAATATTGGTAATAATGATACAAAATATACTGGAGATAATTATTTCTACACTATAAGTGGAACCAGTATGGCATCACCACAAGTTGCTGGTATTGCTGCATGTCTAGCAACAAATAAAGAAAGGTTTACTAATTCGGATGTTCTAGGTTACATACAAAAACATAGCAAAGTAGGTGACATGACATTTGATGTGGGTCCTACTTATGGTCAGTCATATTACACTTTAAATGTTAATGCTTTTAATAGTGGTGAATATACTATAACTGGAACAGATAAGAATGGTTCTGTCAGTGGTGGAAATCCAACCATTACTTGTACAGCAGGTGATCAATTAACATTTATTCCACCTCCACCAGGTAGTGTTTTTTGTTCAATATCAGCTGCAAGTACTTCAAATGGATATACTATTTCATGGAATGATAGAACAAATTGGCATACTGGTAATGGTCAAGGTACAAACGGTCCTACAGCTAATTCACCTACTATTAACATAGAGGTTGGAGATGCAATTGATTTTCAAAATGCAGGATTTAATATGAATAGTCATCCACTTTATATAAAGACTGCACCATCTATAGGAAGTGGAGATCAAGTTACTACAGGAACAGCATATGGTCAAGGAACAACTTTTAGCATTGGATGGGATACTGCTACAGGACCTACTGTAACGCCAGGTACCTATTATTATGTTTGTGGTGCTCATTCTGGTATGGATGGAGAAATTGTAGTACATGCTCCTGGAACATATTATAATCATCCACTCTATATTAAGACAGCTCTAAGCATTGGTACAGGAAACCAAGCATCAGGTGTGACAAATAATGGTACTAACCATAACAAATTACCAGGTAATCTTGTTTGGATACCTACTGTTGCGGGTACATATTACTATCAGTGTTCACTACACAGTGGTATGAATGGACAGATAGTGGTTCAAGCTCCAACTGGTGTACTAGGACAGAATGGAAACTTCGCTGACCCTACATGTCAGAAAGAGAGTCCTAATGCATATATTCTTTGTGAAAATCCACGTTCTACAAGTGGAAACTTACAGAATGTATTAGGAGAAAGAGTGACATCTCTTAAAGCTAATGCATCTAGACAAGTATTTCCAAGAACAAAGACCATATACGAACAAACGTAGTATAAATACTACAGCAAATAAAATATCATGGCAGAAGTAAAGGAAAAACCTAAAGGTCCTTTAGGTAAACTTAAAGAAGCAGTTGATGATAAAGAAGAGCAACTGATGTACTTAGCGACACT